CTGAGCAAGACACCGAAGAAAAAGTCATTAACGTCTATGACTTCGATGCCAAAAAAGAACAGCCAAAGGCTGTTGATATGCTCACCGATTTGATCGGTGGTGAAATCTCGCTGGGCATCCTGCGTGAGCTGCAAAACAAGAACGAGAAGCAAGGTGACGAATACGTCCCTACTGCTGAAGTCGTTGAGCGTAACGTCATCAACAAGGTCTTCCATACCGAGACCAAGCTGACTGTTGTTGAAGCCCGTGCTGGTGCTGACGAAGCCAAGTTCTGGGACAAGTGGCTGGAAATCAACAAAGGCAAAGACCGTGATGTCCGCAAGATCAAAGATGGTCAAGCAGGCAAGGTTGGTACTCCACCTAAAGCAGGTGCTGCTGCCAGTGCCCCTACCGAGCGTAAAAGCCTCTTCTCTAAGAAGTAAGCCATGAAGATTCCTGTTGCTGGTTTTGACCCAAGCCTGACCCACTGGGGTTTCGCTGAGGGTAATTTGGATCTGGTAACAGGGGTTCTCGATGACTTAACCCTTAGCATTGCTATCACAGAAAAGGGTAAGGCTAAGCAGATCAGAACCAATAGTGATGATCTGCAACGGGCGGAAGACCTTGCGACTAAAGCATTTGAAGTAGCCAAGCGTTGCAAGGTCATCTTCGTAGAGTGTCCTGTTGGTTCCCAGAGCGCTAACGGGATGAAGTCTTACGGCATTGTCATAGGCATCCTTGGTTCGCTAAGAGCACAGGGTATCCAGATCATTGAGGTTACTGCGTCAGAGGTTAAGAAATCCCTGTCTGGTAACAAGAAGGCTACTAAGCGAGAAATGATCGACAGTGCGTATGGTTTCTACCCTGAAGCTAATTGGCTGAAAGAGAAAAGTGGTCGGCTCATTAATGACAATGAGCACACGGCAGATGCTGTGGGTGCCATTCATGCTGGGGTAACTACCCCGCTATTCCAGAATTTAATGCGTCTTTACGCAAAGGACTAATCATGCAAATCACGATCAATCAAACTGAACTGTCCCAAGTTGTGTTGCAGTACATCAAAGATGTTCTGGGCCTGGATGACTCCAATCAGTTCAGCGTTGATATCAATGAAGACGGTGCTACTGTCATGATCAATGAGGAACCAATTGAGGAAGGTAACAGCCGGTCCTCGGATGGTAGCAAACCTCAGCGGCGTCCTCGTCGTACCAAGGCCCAGATCGAAGCTGACGCACTGGCAGAAGCTCAAGCACAGCTTCAAGCAGCCGCAGAAGAGCCTGTGGTTGAACCTGAACCAGAGGTTCTTTCTGCTCCTGTTGGGGCAGAAGAGGCTTGTGAGCCTGCACCAGCAGTAGAAGAAGAAGAGGCTGAGCAAGTGGTGGCCGAGGTTGTTGAAGAAGCTCGTCCTCGTTCGCTGTTTGCCAATCTCAAACGTCCAACAAATAGCTGATGCGCAAAAACGGAATCCTGCTCTGCGGGTTCCTGATATTGGCTGCTATTGGTTCCATGACAGCAGCCATTATCGCAGCAGCCCCCGCAATAGCAGTGGTAATCGTTATTGGGCTTGCGTTAAAGCTACTGTTCGGTGGTGATGATGTAGAACCACCAGATGACAAAAAGCCCCCTTAATGGGGGCTTTTTTATTTACTGGGTCACATTCAACCAAGGGTTAAGCATGATGCTATTCAACCCCTGACCAGGACCAATTGAGTAGTCCAGTGTGCCATCAGCTAGCTTACTGAACATGTTGTCCTCAGTAGGCAACCCGACACTGCCAAAGAACTCAGGAGCAGGAGCCACAGTAGCCAGCAAGGCGTGTACTGGGTTATTCCTGATCATGGACAAGGCAACCTTAGTGGACCGGATCTTGAAGTTGTAGAACCACAACATACCGATGTTCTCCATCGAACCACGGAAGCGACCCGGTAGACGGTCATAGTTCACAAACTCTTCAGTAACACGAGCCAATGCCTGCTTAGGTGTCTTCTTCTGACGTTTGGTCAGGTCATCAAACAGAATGGCTTTAGCCAAGAAGTCACCATACTCAACAGTCTTCTGAAGACCCTGGAACAACGCAGTGTCTTTAGTGATCATTGCGTATTTACCCAGTGTTTCCAAAGGCTTAGGCAACAGACTCAGCTTCTGTTCAATGTACGGCTGAAGACGACCAGAGGTCAGCAATACCTCACTACGGGTCAAGTTAGCATCAGAGATAGCACTGAACTCGCCTGCTTCAATCAATGGCCAGATGCTCATACGACGGTGGCTATCAGTGATTGCTTTCAGCTCCACCTTGAGACGAGTTACCACACGAGGATCAGTGGCAGCACGCAACTCAGCTTCAGCCTCAATCTCACGAATACGGCTCTTGGTGTACTCATTCACTTCAGCCAGTTTCTTAGGCATAGCTGAACCAATAGAGCTAATAGGCACACCTCGTGCGATCAACTGGAAGACGTTGGACATCAGGTTAGCCACTGGTACTACTACTGACTTAACTACGATCAGTACGCGAGCATCGGCAACAATCTGTTGAACAGTCTTCTCAGCATTCACCATTGTCTTGTATGCGTCATTACCAAACACGCTGATAGCAATGTCAGCCACCTTCTTTTGTGTCTCAGGAGACCAGCGACTAGTACCGGTCCAGGCATCACCAATAGATGCAGCACGGTAGCCCAGAGCGTCATTCAGCATGTCTTTACGGACATAGAAGTCTTGCCCAAACACCTTCTCAATGTGGGCCAGAGTGTCTGGATTAAACAGATTAACTGCGTCACGCAATACAGGATCAAGCGAAGCAGTGTCACTTAGGTTCACGTACTCGCGTTGTTTGTCTGGGCGAGCAGCCATGTCCTTGTCGTACATCGCTTTCAGGTTATCAATGAGTGTGCGGTTATAGATCTGGGAAGACTCTTCCTCAACCTGACGACCACGCCATACACCAATCATCTTAGAGAGGTTGCTGTCATTGGCGGACAGCTTAGTCATGGCAGGATCAAGGCTACGCTCGAAAGCTACGATCTCACCGTTCTCATCGAAGATTGGCAGTAGGGTTTCAGTCGCTTTACGCGAACGCTTATGCACTGAAGCCAGCTTCTTCACCATCTCCGGATCAGTAATACGGCCAGCTGTTGGTGCCATCGAGTACCCAGTAACACTGTCTACCCCAGCAGCACTCTGACGCACGTTCTGCATGATGCCTTGCTCAAAGGTCGAACGAGCTTGTGCAGGAGAGAGGTAATAGCTCTTAGGGCTAGCAATCTCAATACCATTACCGGTGTATTTACCCACACGCTTATAGCTCTTACGAGCCAACTTACTGAACTCACGATCATCAGCGACGATGAGCGATACGCCAGTATTACCTTCGCTTGGGATATAGCCCTTGTAGTGGTTATTTTTAGCCACACCAGTCTGTGCTTTACGCATCTCATCAGCACGCTGCCCTACCAAGTAAGACAGGGTAAAAGACATACCTGCTTTTTGGTTTCTGGCCATATCAAGCAGAACAGTCTTATCCGTTTGGCTCAGCTGTTCCAGGGCATACATGGTGATCAGCTGGTCAAGCTTAGCGATGTAAGAGTCAGTCTTGGCAACTGCACCAGCAGGCTTCGCTGAACCAAAGAGGTTAGCTACAGCGGTAGCATTACGCAGCAGGTTCACACCAGGCACACCGGTCAGCATGAACTTAGCCAACTGCTTAGCTTTGGTCTGTACCTCAGCAAAAGTGGCACTGTCCAGCTGGGTCAGTGTTGCTTCACTGGAAGCAATAGCAGCCTGTAGTTTGGTGGAGTCGGTCAGCATGCCGAAGATAGCAGCATCAGAGAAGCTGCTACGCAAAACAGCTAGATCTGTCTTACCCATCGAAGTATGCAGGGAGGTCCACTCGGCTTCAGTCAGTACACGAGTGAACTTGCTCTGAATCAGTTCAGGCAAGTGCTCACGGAACTGCTGACGAGTCTGGGCAACCATAGACCGTACAGTCTTGATCATGTCGTAGATATTGGCATTGGAGGAGGTGCGCCCAACGATGTCGTTGATCAGGGTATGCAATGGCTCCCACATGCCTTTCTTGTTAGCCCACGAGATAATATCTCGGGAGACCACTTCACCAGCCTGTTCGTTAATAATGCCCCCAACAACGGCACCAAGATCAGCCAGTCCTTTCTTGTACTTATTGGACGAGCTGTTAGCAACAGCACGGCCATTTTCAATAAGTGCATTGCTCAGCTTAGAAAGACCATTCACAACGTAGTCGTTAGAGCGATCAATCACACCACCAGCTTTAGACGCCATCTGGTCAATGGTGGTTTCGCGCTGTTGAACCAAGTCAGAGATACGGTCATTCAGGCTGTCGATAGCCTCTTTGACGTTAGGTGCTTTAGCGATACCAGACATACGTGCAGACAGCGAATCCATAGCCCCCACACCAGCATTCTCAAGCATGGTGTCAAAAGTACCATCGCCTTTCTTGGTTCCTTTAGGCAGGGACATCTTATTCAGGACACTGCGGAACTCATCGTTCACAGTAGCCAGTGCCAAGAAGGTGGGCATCAGCGAAGAGCGCCCCTTAAAGTCTACCGATACCAAGCCCTGACCCAAGAGTGCCTCATACTTCTTAACAGCTTGGGCACGGTCGTTAGGATCATTGCCCTCACGATTTACCATGAAGTCCTCTACCTCAACGGTCTTGGCAAAGTGGGCGTACAACTTAGCCGCCCCAGCCAATGCGTTAGGATCAATCTGAGCCTCAGTGGCAAGAGCAACAACGATGCTTTTAAAGGTATCCACTTCCTGTGGGGTCATGCTAAAGCCACTATTTACAGTAGCTTGAGCGATGTTCTCGGCATTGATGATTGCACCAGATACCACATTACTTGGGGCGGCTACACCATCCTGAATAGGGGTGTTCAGATACCGACCAACAGTCTCAGCAAAGACTTTACCCACCTGAGCCACACGCTCGTTATTACCAAAGATGTTGTTCTGGAACAGAACAGCAGCAGCTTGGCGAGTGGATTTATTAGGCTGACGATGCATCACCACAGCAGAGTTAAACAGCAGGTTACTGAATACATCAGTGCCTACCTTGGTTCGGATGCCAAACATTCCACGGATAGCATCAATCAGACGACGACCCAAGGGGATGGCTTTGCTTACCTTGGTTTGCTTAGCCAAACGCTGAAGGGCGTAGTTACTCAAGGTCCAGGCCATGAACTCGTTCACAGCAGCAGCTTTACCGTCTGGGGTGCCTTTATTCCAGTTACCTGAAATAGCATTCACAGCGTTCTGGTAAGCGGACTGAGTAAGCCCAAGGTTACCGAAGTCGGTATCCAAGAACTCCATCATCATCTCTTCGATGCTGCGAACAGCCATACCCACTTGGCGAGAGCCTTTACCGTTGTACACATCAAGTACGCCAGTGAAGGTAGCAGCATGAATCAACTCATGAACCAAGGTTTCAGAGGATGGATTCAGTAGGTAGATAGTGGACTCACCAATATTGGTGTAGCCCTTAACAGCACCATCTATTCCGTTAGCAGAGTGATCTTCTTTACCCATCTCGGTGTTGTAATTAGCTACCTGCTCTTGGTCACCCATGACGATAGTGAAACCATCCGCAGCAAGGGAATGTACGATTTCATCCATTACTGCCTGTTGGTTCTTAGGCAGATTGAGCTTGCTTGCCAACGTGGCCAACTGCCCACTCTTAATGACAGTTACGCCGGTAGGGTGAGCATCACCAACTTCCTTAACACCTTGGCTAATCTGGGCACTAGGCTGTGCTTCAGCGATCTCTTTCATCTTATCGCTGTACAGCTTATTCAATTGGTTCTCGATGCTTAGGCTGTCATCACCAACCAGCTCAACAGTACCCTCATTCTGATAAGGGCTAGCAGCAGCAGCCATCTGATCAACAGACACATCCACAGCAGCAATTGCAGCATGACGTGCTTCGATCTGCTTAGAAATGTGACCAAACCGGTTACCCAGATTAATCGCGTAGGTGTGAATATCGTCTACAGAAGAGATCCCCAATTCACCAAATGGATCAATAGCTTTGACTACCTCAGCGATAGCTTCTTTAGTCATGTTCCCGAAGTCAGCTTGTTCAAGGAAAGCTTCATAACTGGTATTCAATGCCTGCATGGGGTTACCCATCCAGCTATCAAAGACTGCTTGGTTAGCTTGAACACTACCTTCATCAATCTTATCCAACGGCATGTTCATACCGTCAAAGACCTTCAAGGTGCCTTTAACGTAATCCTCGTTAGCTGCAATGGACTGCATCATCTGCCCATCACCAGTACCAATGTTGATGTATGGGATACCCGATACACCGGCATTAGCAGGGCCATACACAAAACCAGGGGTAGCAAACTTACCGTTTGCAGCTGAACCAAAGGGCTTAGCATTAACCTCGGTCGAGGAAGCACCGGCGATGAAATACTCCTGAGTAGGGGTCTTCACGTTAGGGAACTTCTCAAGCATCGCTTTGTAGATACCATCCAGCTCAGCATTAGTCAGGAAGTCACTTTCCACATACTGAGGGTCAGCTTCTTTACGGGCTGCAATGGCTTTCTCTACTTCACCCTTGAAGTAGTGGGACATCATGATCGACTGAAGCTGGGTACTCTTCTGGATCACATCGGTACTAGCGAACAAACCTGAACCAAGGGTTTCATAGATGGCACCCGACATTGGGCCGACAAACATAATCTTCACAGAGCTACGCAAGTTATTGATTTCAGTTGGGTTTAGGGTAAAGGTCTTCAGGTCTAAATTACCTTTACGACCGGTACGTTTAGGGAACAGTTTGTGTCCCTTACGGGTCAGTACCATCTCGGTTTGGATCAGGCTGTTAAGCGCAGCACCAAACTTAGTCAACTTAGCTTGGGCAGCTTCTACAGACAGATCAGTACCGAACATAGCCTGCCCCATAGTCAAATCAGGGTTAGCAATGAGGGCTTCGTTAGCAGTAGTCATGATCTCGTAAAGAGCATCAGTCATAGCCGAAGTAAGCTTGGCTGCAATGCCTGCCCCACCGGAGCCATAGACAGTAATGGTCAGTGGATTCTTGGTGGCACCACGAGTAATGATCAGATTGCCCGAAGCATCCAGCGATACATCAGGCAGCAAGAAATCCATCAGTGTTTCAAACTGATTGAAATGCTGACCAAGTACAGCGCCCTCACCAATCAAAGACTGCTTCAGCTCAGACAAGCGAGACTTCAGCTCATTAGTGGTCTCTTGGTAAAGGTCATCGGCGTTACGCTCAGAATACTGCTGGTTAGCAGTCATACCGGGCATGTTAAAGAACAGGCCACCCTTCGCTACCATGTCTACCCACTTAGCCGTAAAACCACCAGCAGTGAGGATAACCATTGCGTTGATTGGGCCATTGGTAATGCCGTCTGCTTCAAGGTACAGAGGGGTATTAAAACTACCTTCTGTACCTTCTTCTTTTGCTTTTAGGAAGCGAGAGTACTCAACCAAGGCCAGTACACCAACGTAAGAAGACTTCTCCCCAATGGCCTTAAAGCTCTGCTCCAGACGCTGACTAACAGCCTCAGTGATACCGTACTTTTGGTTCAATGGGTCTTGTAGATCAGCGCCAAGCAAGAAGTTACCCATGTCCTCAATAGAGGGCATCATCTTCTCGATACGTTCAGCAAGGTCTTTCTGAATTGCTTGGTAGGTCTTTTTATGAACCTTCACACCAAGAGCCTGTGCCATACCAAGGGTAAATGCACGAGCGTCTTTACCATTCTCGTCAGTCAGATCCAGTGTTGATTGGGTAGGCATCATCGCCTCACGTACCAGTTTGCTGGCTTGTGGGTTGAACCGACCAAGCATCTGCATACGGGAAACCTTCGACATATTGAAGGCGAACTTGGTAGGGGTACTATCCAGATTAGTACCTTCTGCTTCAGAGACATTCTGTACTTCTTGAACCATTTGGTTCAGGCGATCATACGAAGCAACGATCTCACGGTTACGCCCTTCCAGTGTCTGGGCATGGTTTACGTTGGCATTGGCGACATTGATGCCACCGGAACCAAAGTGACGAATCAACCCTTCTTTACCAAAGGCGTTATACAAGGCAACCATTGGTAGGTGCAGGAAGTATTCAGTGCTCTGCTCATTCTCAATTGCCTCAAGCTGCTGCTCAGTATTGCTAACCAGCGGGTTACGCATCTGAGTCTGCGCAACAGGAACCTTGGCAGAGCTACCCACGTAATTCACATCAATTGGTTCAACCAAGACAGCATGCTCAATGGCAGAAGGCATTGAGTGAATAGGGCTATCTTCAGGCAAAGACTGGGGAACCAAACGAATGGTGTCTTTCTTGGTAGCTTCGTCATTCTCTACATAAGAGATCTCAACCTTATCCTCTACGAGCAATCCACTCTGGACAAAGCTAGTCAGGATCTCAGCAGCCAAGGCTTCAGTAATACCTTTCTGCATACCGATGAAACCATCAGCACTGTTACGCAGACCCCAGTAATTGGTGATCTTGTTAGCCAAAGATGACTTGGCTTCAACAACACTCATACCCTGCTTCAGACGCTCAAGAATGTCTGGGGTGATAGCCTCAACAGGTACACCAGCTACCTTGGCTGCATCTACCTCATCATCAATCAAAGCACCGTAGTTGTTCGCCTCAAGCATCCACTGGAGCCCAGCCAGCACAGCACCCTCTACAAGTTCCTGATCCAACTCGTAAGTACCATCTACCTCACGAGCAATGTTCAGCAAACGTCCACGAGCTGTGCTCGCCAGGTACTTACCGTCAATGACAGTACCCGTAGAGGCAGTAACTGTTTGGCCTGCGAGAATCTCGGCATAGGTGACCGGTTTAGCCTTGCTGTACTTGGTTTCCAAGTACTGAGCCAAGGAGGCTTTAATACCATTCACCATACCTGGAGCAGCACCCAGGTAGTCTTTATAGGCTTTAGCGATTTCCTGTGTATAAGTACCTGCCACAGAACCAACAGCTGCTACGAAAGCAGGGCCATTAGCCAGGATCTCTTGAACCAAAGCAAGAGGACTCCCTGAACCAAGGGTATGAGTTCCCTGCTTTTTAGGTAGGGAGAAGGATGCTGCAAAGTTGCCACTAAACAAGTTAGGGAATACAGCTTCAGTACCTTTACCCACTGGTTCAGCTTCTTCTACTGTCTCAGCACGCTTAGCAATCTCAGCTGTAACCCCATCCAGCTCAGTTTGAGCTTCTTCATTGAAGCGAGCAGGTGGCAACAGTTCCAACTCTTCCAGTCGTGCAGCCAGAGCCTCATCAGTCATGCTGGCTGGATCAAATGGCGTAGCTTCCACAATAGGAGTAGTAGGGGCAGTCTCTTCCTGTACAACCTCGGTAGCTTCTAGTGCAGCAGTACGGTCAGCTTTATCTCGCTGATCCAAAGAAGCTGCATCAGCCTCTTCCTCTGCACGAATAGCCGCATCGTCCTCACGCTTGCTCATTTCAGCATCGAGAGTGACTAACGTAGCCGCCTGTTCAGGGGTACGACGACTTGGCCGGATGTCGAGGATTTCATTGATGCGGTCATTCAGCTCGGCATCAGAAACATCTGTTAAATCTTCAACAGACTGTGACACTTCGTCCGGTACTTCCACAGCTTCTGGAGTAGGCTCTACAGTAGCGGTAGGGGCACTTGTTTGAGTAATTGTCGTCTCAGTAGTATCAGCAGCCCCGGTAACCACTGCTGGTTTTTTCTTGTATGCAGCAACAACTTCACTACTGGGTTTATCGAGTTGGCTATCAAGCGGAGTAACAGGAATATGCTTACCTTTCAGATTGGGAAAAGCAGTAACCAAACGGTTGTACACGTCCCCAACCATCTTGGCATCGCGGGCGATAGAATGTGCAAGATCTACCGATCTCTGGTTCGTCGGCTGAACAAAGACACCGCGAGCACTCGGGACTTCAACCCCGTCTTTGAAGGTAGAGTAGGTGACACCCTTACCTTGCGGATTTCCAGAAGCAAAGTGGGTGTTAAGGGCTGCAACCTTATTGCTAAGACCTTGTACGAATTGGCCGAGCGAAGTGAGCCGAACACTTGCACTGTCCATATCACCCGCATTCCACGCAGACATGATTCCCTGAGTGTGCTGCAAAACAGATTTCCCTTTTTCCCCGTCTACCGAGCGAATATTGAGAGATACTGGGTCAGGATTACCGAGGCGCTGGGATTCTAAGTCAGCAGCTTTAACTGCCTCAAGGATGGCTACTGAAGAGTCCAATGCTGCTTTTTGCTTAGGGGTAAGCTGGAGCTTACCCTGTTCAGCTTGATACAAGATCTGCTTATTAGTCTCAAGATTGCCCACTTCAGGGGCATATTGAGCCACGTCAATAGCAGTGTTTACACGCTCAATCCCTTCAGGTGTAGCCAAAGACTCCTCAGTTACTGGAGTAGTGTCTTCCTGGCTTTTGGCAAATGCTTCGTGTACTGCCTCAAGTGCAGACAGTACAGCAGGAGTCTGAGTAATAGCCTGAACCAAGCCGTTGTACTCACCCAGAATCTTACCTGCCTCAGAGTCCTCAGGAACCAAGTTGCTAACACGTTGGCCTTGGTCACCATTGATGATGGCACCATACGAAGACAGTAGGTCATAGAGTGCACGCCCTGCCCTAACAGTAGTGGCGTCATCTGTACTACCGGCAATAACACTGGCCAGCTTATGAATAGCGTCAGCTCGGTTAGTGGCGCCAGCTACTGAACCAGACAGAGCAGCATCTACCTCACCTGGGTCGAATGCAGAAGCATTCATCAGGTTAGTAATGTAGTCATTCAGGTCAGCCTTCTGCGCATCGTCAGCATCAGCTGCTTCCACAGCATCACGCAGAATAGGTTCATCAATAGCAGCGTTAGCCTGAGCTTCTTGAGCAGCACGAAGAACAGTATTAGTAGCTACAGGAGAGGCTGCTTCGTTGCTTGCATTGATGCTATCAACACGTTTACGTACAGCTTCCATTGCCTTACGTCCAGCAAACTGAGCAGTAGCAGTAGCTGCATCACCTGCCAAACCGGGGCCATTAAGAGCAGCAGACATACCCAAACCATAAAGGGCACCCTCACCAATCTGACGACCAACACCTTCAGCAAAGTCTTGGTTCTCATTGGCAAACTGTTGTTCAGACAGGTTCTGAGACAGCTGAGAGATACCGCCCTGAAGACCCTCTTCAACAGTCTCACGACCAGAGTTACGCAGTGCTTGTTGAGCACTACGCGCAGCAAGTGGGGCACCCTCAAAGCGAGATACCAGACCACCTGTAGCTACAGCAGCAGGGGCTGTAATTGCAGCAGCAAGCAAACCAGTACGGTTAGCTACGGCATTACGTGCTTCTTCTTGTGGCATACCTTGAGCAATAAGCTCTTGATACATAGGAGACTCGGCCATGAGAGTTTCATGACTACGGCCAGCAATATCAGAAACGATCTGCTGGTAAGAACCGCCTGCCTCAACTGCACCGATAGAAGCAGCCACACGACCAGGAGTCAGCTTACCCAATTGGTTCAAAACAGTAGCAGCACCTTTTGAACCAAGGGCTGCTTCCATCTCAGCTGCTACAGCAACGCCCTTGCGGGTAGAGAGTGGAACAGCCAATTCACTGACAGCACCGGCACCACGAGAGAGAGCAGGAATAGCAAACAGGGAACCAAGTGCGTTAGCTACCCCATCACTCAAGGTAGTGAAATCATCGGTAGCGTTATCAACAGAACCAATGACGTTACGGCCAATGTTCTCAAGGCCAGCAATGATAGGGGATGTACCCTCAGCAATGGCCTCTTCTTGACGGATACGGTTATCCCGCTCAGTGAGGAAGTTCTTAGCTTCCAGAGGGCGTTTAGCAGCTTGAAGTTTCTCAGACTGGGTAGTGTCAAAGAAGTCAGTGAAGTTGCTGATAGCCTGAGCAGATTCAGCACCAGCAGTGTCATTAACAAGGCCAAGACCCAGTGAACCAAGACCAGCCAATGTAGTACCAAAACCAACTACACCAGCACCCAATGTGTCAGCGGCAAAGTTGATTGGATCACGGGCAGGAACGGCCTGATCAGCACGGAGTGCCCGACTACCTTCAGCCTTTTGTGCCATGAGGCGGGCTGCTTCATCAGCCCCATACTTCTCAATCAGGCCAAAGGAACTAAGTGAGCGAAGATCAGTATCCAGCTCATTAAGGTTCTCAGCTCCTTTACCTGTCTGCTGGCTTACTGCTAGCTGATATGGGTTCAACTCGCTACCACCCATAGCTGCTTTTTTGGCAGTAGAGTTTACAGCCACAGAAGCCTTCTTTTGATCAGTCAGGTTAAAGGATTCTGGGGTAATAGCAGGAGTAGGTGGGGTAACTGCTTGAGCGAGTAGGTCGTTCACATCGGCCATGTCTAAGCCCTGTATTCAGTATATGTTTGAGGGAAGAGATAATACGTTAAGTCTAATCCCTTATAAACAACAAAGCCTCCTTTTTTACGGGAGGCTTGTTGTGTCTTGGGTTACTTATCGTTGATTGATGAAGCCTTCTGGGTACAGAGATCGAGTACCTGGGGCCACTGTTGCTTGCTGTGGTAAGTAGTTCACTTCTGGGATCTCTTGTACCTTTTGGCGAGCACCTTCCAACTGAGCACGGGCCAATTGTAATGCAGCCTGAGCACGAGGAATGAACTGTTGCAGGTTAGGGTTAGCTTGAGCCAAACGAATAGTGTTCCGTAGTTGGTCCTCAGCTTGTTGTACTGCTTGCTGTGCCTGACCAACCATTGCAACACGTTCTTGGTTCTCACGTACCACACTAGCTTCAACTGGCAACTGCCCACTACGAGCAGCAGCAATATCAGCAGATACACCCTCTTGGTTAATACCAAGACCGCCACTGAACAGGCCGGATACCAGATTGCCACTGATGTCATCTGCCGCAAGCCCAGCAACTGCACTTACCTGTTGTGGGTTACGGGCCATGATATTCGCAGCTTGGGAGTAGTTAATTACCCCGTTGCTCTCACGAACAATACGGTTAAGTTGATCAACAACCTTACCCTGATCAGCACCAGTAAAGTCACTCTCGATCAGTGCCTTAGCTGCTTGAGCAGGAGTAGCTGTATCCCCCAATCCTTTGAAGTAATCCACTGCTGAACCAGTAGCAGTAAGTTCATTGATCTTGGCATTACCTTGATCTTGCAGAGCACGACTGGATACCTGCTGAGCACGTACTTCTTCAGGACTTGGAAGATTACCAGCAGAGACTTCACCAGCAGCAATCTGCTTACGAGCCTCAGACCAAGGCACATCCTTATAACCACCCACACCGCGATCAGGCAGTGATGCCCAAGTATCCGTAAGGTTGCGGCCCTTACGGTCTTCATAGATAGCCTGAGCTAGCTTCTCTTGGTTCTCTGGAGTGAACTTCTGGGATGCCCAATTCTCTCCCAACACACGAGGGCCGTAGTCCTCAAGGGTGTCTTTAGTGAACTGGTATGCACCAACAGGAGTACCACCTGCTTTAGGGAACAGGTCAGTCTTCTGGTAGTTAATTACTTCAGACAGGTTCTGACTGGTAATTGGGGCACTGGTAGCGTTGTTGTTAAAGGTACGGTCGTAAGGATTACCTTGAGCAGTACCAGGAGCACCGCCTGAACCAAGGGTGCTAACTGCTTGATCGAATGTGCCAACAGGGGCAGTACCGGTAGTGGGTGCAGCTGCTGGGGCAGTAGGCGAACCAAACTGACTATTCAATGCAGCCTGTGCTCGTTGATACACCTCTGGCGGTAGGTTCAGTCGTTCCAAGCCAGCAAGTGCATCGAGACCAGTAAGGGAATTACGAGAGATCTCGTTTACGGCTGCAATAGCCTGTTGACCAACAGCATCATTACGCTGAGCTACGTTGCTATTGAAACGGGCAGATGTATTGCTGATATCTTTGGCATCCTGCCCACTGATAGCAGAGAGGAAACCTGCTTGTTGGTCAGGGGAGAGCTGATCAAACACACCTTTGTTCTGAGCAAGCAAAGCATCCACTTGTCGTGGGTCGTTACGAACTGCAAGCAGTTGGCTCATCAAAGGACGAGCTGCATCCAATGCAGCATTGTTAGCCTGAGTACGCTGGGAGTCATACTGCGTATCACTGAGGTTCTGGCGAGTAACCGCATTCGACAATAGGTCTTGTTGACGCTTACCCAAGGATGCCAAAGCAGTACTAGACACACCACTCAAGTCAGCACCTTGCAACTGCTGTTGCAATGCCTGCTCATCGTTTACACGCAGAGCATTAGCAAGAGCACTGTTATCAGCAGCAGCAGTACGGTCGTCACGTAGTTGTTGAAGGCCAGCCCCAGCAGACTCAAACGCTCTATTAAATTGATCACCAGCAATCTGGTAACCCTGCATAGAACCCCGGAAATCCGGGGTATCTACGTTACGCCATGTTAGGACGGCCATTTATGTAACCTCGCTTAAAGACGATTCTTCTCGATCTGCTCACGGGTAGTTTCAGCAGAATCACCCTGCGTTACACCACGTGCGGTGAGTCGGTCAGACAGAGCAGTATTGTAGGACTTGGTTTGGTTAGCCAAGTTCTTGTTCGCAAAGTTCTTGGTGAACTTGAACTGATCCTTAGCCAGCTTTGCTGCTTGGTTACCAGACCAGAGACTAGACAAATCCCCAAGACCCTGTAGCACAGCCTGACCAGTATCCAAGTTAAAACCAAGCTCACCACCCCCAGCAGCAGGAGCCTGACCAAACGTAAGGGGTTGGCTCTGCTGTTGTGGGTATGTGGTGACACCATTTCCCTGGTCAATACCACTACTGCCTAGCATACCCCGTAGTCTTTTTAGGAAATCCATAACTATGCCCTCTATATCAATAGATCTGTTGTCGTAGCCATTGTCGCAAAGTTTGTCAACATGCCGCTAGTGAGTTCTGCAATGTCAGTGCCTGTCATCAAAGTACGAGACAGGAATGTATCCGCTGGTTCTGCTATGAAACTAGCCGATTCAGTCAACACAGTAGGGTCAAAGAAAATCCCTGTTGAACCAAGGTTATCCTGATATGCCTTAGCGAGTGCTTTCGATTGGGCCTGGTAAGTCTCAAGAAACTTATTCATCTCAGCCATGATCTCGTTTGTCTCACCCTGCATATAACCAGCATAGCCCTTGCCTGCTGCAACGGTCAGCTTCATAAAGTTGTCTGCTGTAGCAAGACTGCTAAAGCTGGCACTCATATCACCAGTGCTGGCATAACCAGTGCCATAAGCCACAGCTACTACAGAAGCAATGGCACCAACAATGGCACCTACTTTTTCACCAAAGAGAGCATTGGCACCTGCTGTAAGGATCTGGGATAGGAGCATTGCTGCAATGGCATTAGCAATCGTACCTACGATGATTGCTACCGTACCTGCAAAACCAAGGGCAGCACCTACAGAAGCTGCTGTACCTAGTAAACCTGCACCACCCCCTGCACCACCCCCTGCACCAGCACCAGAAGTTAAGACAGTTATCACAATGACAACAATGATCAGAACCACCTTGAACCAAGAGGACTGATACCACTTTTCTTTCACTACGTCATAGCAATTAAATACGACGTAAGTACAGGCAGTTGACATCTGGGTAGAGTCAGCAAGAGACATGCTTTTGAGCAAATTTTCTTGCAATGGGATTAGAAAACCCGACTCTTCGTCATCGTTAAGTGCTTTTTTAGCGCTGGTAGATACACCCTTGCCTTTGTACACAACATTGTTGTGATTGAGCCCCCACATGCTAACAGTGCGGTAGGTGCTGTTCGTGTCTTGCCAATGAAGTGTGCAGTACTCAATTTCAATGACACGTTGATACATACCACGCTCATTACCTGTTTGAATGTAGTCTTCTGTGTATACCTGTGTAACACCTTGGGTCCACCAGAGGTCACCTTGTTTAGCCCCAGGTTGTCCTACACCGCTGAACACAGATTCCTCCATAGACGACCAGGAGATGATCATGTCAAAGCCCATAGAAGGACTATTAACACGGAGACGCTTAATCGGCACATCCGGGTAAGGTAGTTTTATTGGTTCCTCTGCCCCAAACAAAGGATCAGATGGGTTGCTCTGAGCCTGGAACCAACTGTTCCAATTCTGAACAGATACGTTAGCGATACCCCATTGAATATCCCAGTTATCATAGTCAGAAGTACCTCTACCACCTTGCTGGATTACAGCCTGAAAAAACTTATAAATGTACTTACGACTGGCCTTCTCTTTGGTATTAAGGGATACGGCGTAGTTTATATACGCCATATCTACATCACCTATGGAGTCGTTCTCCTTGATGCTATCCACCAATGCATCATATTTTTTACCTACAGCTTTCTTGTATGCTTTTTTATTTTTGGCGTAGATGTCTGGCAGGTATGTGTCAGAGATGAACTTGTTACGTATACGAACAGGTATGAAAGGGAAAAATACCCCAGCAGTTGAGCCAGTGTTGAACATGGCATCGTAGTCAGGGTTACCTGAGTTCTGCTCATAAATAAGTATTTCAGCAGGCCCAAAAGACTTTTCAACAATCTCTTGGGTGTCTATACGGTACGAATACTGAGTACCAACAGACTGATCAATAGTAGTGATGGTGGTTGTTTTAATTACCCCACCAGCAATTACCTCGTCAGAAGAGGTGACATCAATATCCTCTACCAGAATCCCTGTAGACAAGTTGTGCTGATACTCCACTGTAGAAGTGAGATCAGTCAGCAAACTTAAAAGGAAACCGTGGTAGGTCTTGTAACTGTAAGTCTGGTCATTTGAGTAGAACGACCCTGTGCTTGGTGTATTCACCTCGCTGACTTCATCAGGGCGACCATCTGAATAACTGATAACAGTTCTAACGGTATCCACTAAATCCATTGAACCAGGGGTAGAAACAAGCCCTTCATCAACCCAATCGGTGGTATCCGGGTATTCAGCAGGAGAACCAACGATGATCTCAGCCCCTGTCTCAATGGCACCGGGGATGTTCGATTTAGACTTGGAGTACGAAACGTACATGTACAAGGAGTTTATATCGAAGCCCAGTGGTACAAATGAGTAGACCGTAGTGTCAGGGAACGTCAGATATATCGTGTTGGTTTCTTCATTGAAATCGATCTCATAAGGGTCATCTGCCTGATCAGGATGGTTAGCCAACATCCACTGATCGGACCAGTAGCCGTAGTCAGCCGGACCAATCTCAGCCAGCGAGATATTCACAGTCTCGTCAGGGTCATGTGGGATAAGGTCAGCCAGTTGGTTCACATCCAAGCTGTTGTTGAATATCAACGTACCAGACTGCAATTTAATATCCGCACTGTAGCCGTATACCCTTGCCCATCGGGCAAAGCTACGCATCTTAATACCGGGTCCATTTAGCAGAGATCGGTAAATAGTCTCGCCCATGTCGCTACGAGTATTAGACAAAATGCTTGTAGAGATGGTGGTAGGTAAATACCGAATACGATCATTGATGTCCCCTGCTAGGTTATAAACCACAGAAGACACAATGATCTTTTTCTTACTACTAAACAGACCCATGTTTTTAATCCAAGTTGTTGTTTGTTTTGATGTTTTCCATAACTACATCAACACTTGCGTTAGTAAATGCAGGTGGTGCAACCAGACCCTCATCCATCGTTTTCTGGGTGATCCAGGCATCACTAAAGATCTTGGCTGCTTTTACCTCAGCATCGCGAATGTAAGAGGTAGTCTGCTGGGCATACAGAAGTTTCTGCTTACCAAGTACACCAGTAACAGCAGCACCATCACTACGGATATCGAGTGTCTGAGCACGCTGAGATTCTTTCTGCTCTTGGATCAGAGAGTTCTGTTCCTGAAGGTTCAGCAACTGCTGAGGCATGATCTGCTCAAGGTTAAACTTACCGGTGCAGTAGGTCATGTCTTCAGTAGCCAGTTTCATCTTGGTGAGAGAGAACTGAGCCTTTTGGTTCAAAGCTTCAAGCTGTGCTGTGGCGAGTTGTACCTTGGCTGTCTCCAAGTTCACTCGTGCAGTAACAGCACCAATCTGAGCAATCTGAGCCTGCCAGTAAGCTTGATCTTTACCCAACAGGTAAGACACAGCCCCAGACAAAGCACTGGTAGCTAGAGCGATATATGCCTTGGTGTACTCAGCACCAGTAATCAAACCCTTGCTGTACTGGTCTTTGATATGGGCAGAGTAGCTGGCCATCAGGCCATCAAACATGCCCTCACCACCAACTACACGAGTAGTCAGCTGAGCCTCAGTGAGTGCAGGAATAGGGTCATACATTGGACCATCAGCACCACCGGGGATCTCAAACTCGGGGCCAGATAGGTCTATATCAGGGATCTCAAAATCCTCACCTTCTGTGAGGGAGTCCATTAAATCATTGGCTACTGTATCTGCGCCGCAGCTCATGTTGTTTATCCTCTTGGCTCAAAGTAAAACGGCCCAATCAGTCACTAAGACGATGGGCCGTTAGCTGTTACAGCGGAGTTTAAGCTAAACCACCAGCCGCTGCTTGAGTTGCCGCCAGAGTAGCCAGTTCTGCTTTGGTCAGTGGGGGCAGTACTTCCAAGGCAAACTCCTTAGCCCACGAAGTCTCAACCTTGATTTGGTTGTTGTTCTTACGATCCTTGTAAGTACGAATATGGAGGAACTTACGAGCATCCATCATTTTGTAGATGCAGTATGGGACGTGATAACCACCATCCGTTACTTCACCAAAGGGAACGAACTTACGGATCGTACCCAGATATTCATTAGCCACGGTGAAGATCTCACCCGGCAGACTTGCTTTCTTTGGGTCCAGGTTGGTGATACGAAGACGTACCAACTTGGTTTGTTCTTTAACCATGTACTGACGAATAGTCAGTTTCTTCTCTTGCACAGTAGGCTCTTCACCAGTGAGAGCGTTAGCCTGAGCTACCTCACCAAGACCACTTTCTTTTTCAGTTGCAGTGTTTGCAAGCTTATCGGCAATACGTTGACGAAGAGCCTCAACACCAATGTTGTTGGAGAAAGGCACACCCATCATACGAGCACGATCCTTCAGTACATCAATCTCGCTTGGCATCTGGAGAGCGTCTGCCAGATCGTCTTGTACGTCAGTTTGATTGTTCTCAGTGTTGTCCATGATAAACCCTTGATTTTAAAAAGATTGGAACCAAAGGGGTAGATCACTACCCCTAAGGCTATTCCACAGTCTATTAGACTGGTGCAACGGTCTTGATGATACCAATACGCTCTGGGCGCTTGATCAGGATACCGTAGTACCACTTGATCGAGCTGAAACCAGTCTCGCCGTATGGATCGTTACGGTCCGCAGTTTCACGACCAGGCATCTTGGTCAGAACCGAGAACTTAACGGTCTTACCATCAGTCTGGAAGCCGATGGTTTGGAACGAGTCATCGCCAATAACCAGCATTGGGAAGACATCGTAACGCTCATCGCCACCTACCAGAGTAGAACGATAACCAGGGTTATCAGCGACAACAGCACCAACACCAGCCCAATGCAGCATCTCTGGAACCTGGATGATACGGAAGGCATCCATCGAACCAACTTCGCCGTTCAGTACGTTACCCGCATCTGCGTAGTGCTGTACTTCGATGAACGCTTTGTTGTCGAACAGATCCTTCAGACCTTTCAGCAGAGGAACCAGCTCGGAACCAACGTACATGATACGGCCACCAGGAATAACCTTGGTGTCGATGTTACGCGAGCCAACGATAACCTTGGTCTGCTTCGGGGTACGGTTGTCAGTCAGGATCTGATCCAGACGCATCATGTTCTGGTAGCTGACAATCGAAGCAGGCAGTTCAGGATCAGCACCAGCAGCTGGAGTGATTTCACCGGTAATGGTGTCATCACTGGTAGCAGCACCAGCGAACAGGATCACACCAGCAGATGCCAGCAGGTCACGTTGCAGTACGGCTTCGGTCAGCTGAACAGCGCCATTCATGAGTTCGCGGGACAGATGATCCTTCAGCATGTCATCGCTGTCGAAGTCCATCGACTCTTGGGTGAACTCAGTGAAGAAGCCGAACTTGTGGATACTGCCTTCACGTTCCAGACGAGTGAAACCAACACGGTTCACACGACCACCGTTCTCGGTCAGGGTTGGCAGCTTGCCGGTGATGGTGCCCACGTCACGGCTGGAACCATAGAGGTTACCATCAGCAATGGTTGCACCAGAGGCGTCGATACCTTGGTCATTGACGTTGCGGTCATCCAGCAGAGGGATGTACTCATAGACCTTGATGGTCTTACCAAAATGCTTTGGCAGGTTCAGGGTCGAGGACAGGGGCATAAAGAACTGCTCTTTACGCGATTCAATAATCGCTTTCTTCAGCCAGAAGAAAGTATTCATCTGGTCAGAGTTCGCACCGTCAATGGTGGATTTCTGGCCGTCAGCCGGGGCGTTGTAGTTCAACATTGTTTAATTCCTCAAAGGCGACCAGCCATTTCCTTCAGAAAATCTTCATCAGACATTGCTAATGGATTCACCAGGACTTTGGCAGTACGTGGAGTAGCTCGGGATTGGGATGCTGCACTAGCCTTGTCATTGTTAGACACAACTGGTTTTGGAGCAGCAGCGCGTGTAGCCACAGGAGTAGCAGCTTGTCGTTCAGGGACATCGAGGTCATTAAAATAACCTGCTTCTGCCATCTGTTTACCAACATGCTCATACAACTTAATGAATGACTCATTTGCTGAAACAGTACCCAAAACTTTTTGTCTATCAATCTCAGAAACGATTCGGTCATAAACACCGAGTTCCCGTTGCTGGTGCATTATAGACATGATGTCCGGATTCTTGAACAGCATATCCTTACTGGCTTGATCCCAAGTTGAGTTGAGGATTTGAAGGGTCTCGATACCCTTTGGCTGACTTTTTACATCATCCAATGCAGTACGAAAATTAACTTCTTCCTCACCGACACGGTGATTGCCTTCTTGGTAATTCGAAGCACTTTGGGTATCAATATCCAAAGGGTCGATATTACCGTCCTTCAGCAACTTCTTAATTGCCTCAGGGTTCTTCTTATCCAAGTCAATCAGATAAGAAAGTTTGCCTTCATCCAACAAGCCATTGTTCTCCAGCATCAGTAGAACTTTTCGATGCGGGGCAATCTGTTGCATTTTGGCAGTGTAGTTACAACCCATCTGAGCCAATTGGATCAGCTCTTCAGGACTGCGGACTTCGATTTGTTTGCCGTTAGCCTTGAAGCTTTTCATTGCCTTGTCATAGAAGGCAATCTTGTCGGCATCAACTACACCAGCTGCTTTAGAAGGTTCTGCTTGTACAGGTTCTTCTTTGGTTACTGGTGCCTTGTCATCAAGAGGGTTTACCTCTTCAGTAGAAGGCTCTTCTTCTTCCTCTGTCTCAGCAGCAGGATCTTCTGTGCTTTGCTCAGACTCAACGACTACTTCTTCAGCAGTCTCAGGAGTATCAACAACCTCAGTTGCTTCCTCAGTGGAAGCAACAGGTGGTTCATTCAACTGAAGGAAGTCGCTATCGGACATCCCCAGTACATCTACTGGTTCGCCGGCCATTATTCATTACCCTCTTCAGCACGCATCTCATCAAGGGCTTGCTCACTGTCACGCAGGTTGGTGGCAGCAGCATTACCCATCTGAACCAATACCGAAAGATAACGCTTCAGGTGACCGCTTGCTTGAGCCAGGTTCAGGGCATCAGCCCGTTGTGCTGCATCAAGGGCAGGATCAGCGGATGCTTGAACATACCGGGCTGCTTCGGTAACACAGAAGTTCTCAAGAATAACTTTCTTGAAAAGGCGGTTATCAAACAGCTTCAGTGCGTCATCACGCATCTGGATAGCGTCTTTCAGTTTGTCGATGTGTTGTTCCATTTTCATGACTTCAGACATGCTGAGTAGTCCTTATAGTGTTGTGTTTGGGGTAGGTAATGTTTGTAGAGGAGCTTCTACTAACTCATCTTGTAATAGCGTACTACTAGGTTGTAGCTCTTGGCTAGTAGAGTTCATTTTATCGCTAATACGGTTATAGCCAATTGCTGCCTCAATGTTAGGCGCACGCTCACCTTCTTTGGTAGGTGTGGTCAGTGCCTTAGTCACTTGAAGATTCTGGTTACCCTCGGACTGAGCTTTCTGTTGCTCCATCTCACGAGCGTGTTTAGTACCAGTCTCTTGCTCAACATAGTCCAGATCGGTCTTGTCTTTCTTAGACATTGCTTCCTGGGCTTTAGCATCATTAAGACGAATCTCGGAATCCAGTAGCTCCACTTCCTTCTGGGCTTTCATAACCTCAAGCTGCTTCAGTTGTTCCTGTAATGGATCAGGCTGTGGCTTGAAGTTACGAATCTTACGAGCCAAGTCAGGCATACGTTTCAGATCAGCAATCTCAGCCAGCATCATCATCACAATACCTGGGTCAGTGTTTGGCCCAATGGTTTGGAGCATGAAGGCAAGATCTTGTGTTTTAGCGTTATCGACTTCAGCAGTGGAAATCTCTACGGATACGTCATAGTTACCCACCAAGTCTTCGCGCTTGATCGTTACAAACTCTTCATCCGTAATTCGGATGACCTCTTCCTCAGACAAGAACACAGCGTTCATAGCCATGATCTTAGTGAAAACTTCAGTCATGCCTTTAGCAAGACGACGAAGAATAGCCATCTCACGTTTAGAGGCAGCATCAAGGACACCCTTGATACCAGTAGCTACATCGCCGTAAGCCTCTCCACTGATACCGCCACCAAAGGATTTAACCCCTGTAAGTGCTTCAGCCTCTTGGTTCTGCGTCTGGCTCATGATCAGAGCCGACTGTGGTAACTCAGGGTATTTATGCTGGATCAGGTTGTTCTGTGGGTTGGTCCCAGGGTTGAACTCGTAGTCCTGCCCTTCATCAAACCGGCGACGGTTAAGAGGATCAAGCATGCCCTTAGCAAAACCCTGCTGAGAGTTAGCAGAGCGACCCAAGAGGTCAATCATTCCTCGGGTAACTGCCCCCAGAATTGCTTGGTTATCCTCTAGCAATTCAGCGTCTGGTTCACCATACAAGTCACGCTTAACCGGGAGATATGGCACTACAACCAGAGGAAGCTTGGCATCAGGGAATGGGTTCTCTTCAAGACGAACCATCACATTACCGATCCAAGTGGCAACAATAGGGGTAAGTACGCCCTGCCCGTCAATGTCGTGAAAACCCCAGTACTCGTATGCCACTACCTTCTTACGAAGAGAGTCAGTGAACTGGAAGTCACTTGGGGTAGATGTTTCATAATTAGACTCAGTAGCTGGAGAGGTGCTATCCCAGTTCACAGAGTCGAGATTCTTGTATCGGTTTGGTTCTTTAAGCAGGTCTGCCTTGGATGTCTCAAACGAGACAACACAGAACATAGCCTTCTCCATATCCCCGTTACAGGAAGGATCAATGACTACGTTAGCTGGATTAAGCACATCAACAGTAGGCTTATTCTCAAGTACCTTTTCAGTAGGTACTTCCTGTGTCCCATTCTGTACTGCAAAAACTGGCATACCAGTTTCTTCGTAATACTCGATAGCAGCCTGGCCTTCAGGGCTTACATTCTCAGAGAACATACGAGGACTTTCTGCTTTCAGCTCTAGCATCTGCTGCATCTCTTGCAGCTGCTGTTCATCCTGAATAGGGAAGAAATCGTAAACAGGTACTGTCTCCATAATCGGGACAGTTACTCGTTTCCAGCCCACTCGTAAGATCGATGTACCGTCATCCACAGTAGACCGTACAAAATCATCAATCAGCTTTACCCGATTGAGCTTGGTTCGGAATTGGTAGTTGATCACCAACTCACTTTGACGAGCAGCGGCAGCATCTTCCCCAGTTACAGGAGACGCAGTAACCACCTTATTTGAACCAAGGAAAGGCTCACTCAAAGCTGAGTATCGCCACTCAGCCTGCCGACGAATGAGCTTAGGTTGTACACCTGAGCGACCTTTAACCTTCTTAGGTTTAGCTGCACCACGCACTTTAAGAAGATCATTCCAGTGGGTGATCTTACTTACCTGCATTTGCTGAGCAGTACGGCCTGACTCAAGGTCTTGTTTGAGTTCCCGCAGATCAGGCTCTTTTTCCCAGTCAGTGAGTTTCTCTGGTGCCTTGCCTGTGAAATTGATGTCGTTCTGATCCATTAGGGACGCTCTATTCTGTGAAAAGTTTGCGATCCAATTGGATCTGTTGAACCAACCGGGTAATGGTCAGTTCACGCTGTCTAATAGTTTCCCCGAGTTCTCGTACCAATCCTCGGCCTTCTTCAAGAGATCTGTCGAGTCTGGCTGCGTGTTCTGCAAGAGTGTCTCGTTCGTCTGCTGTACCGTTGGCTTGATTTCGATAGGTACTTGCACGATTCTCGACGAGCAGCAGGCGCTTATCATAATCAAGCCGGTGGCTAGCAAGAGCATTTTCATAGTTAATTCTAGCTTGTGCAAGAGCATGGGTTAATTCCTCTGTCTTGGTAGCATGTTCGATCTCCTTTAAGTGGAGACCATCTTTTAATTTACTGACCTGAGCAGAGTAATCAGCTACTGATTTATCCCACTCTTTCTGTACGGTGGATTCTCCAACAACCTCCCCAAATTTAAAGCAGAAAAGGTAAGAGGCAGCTATCACTAAAGCTGCCCCTACCGATAGGAGTGTACGTGTGCTAATCATCCTGGCTCCCGCTCTTCCCATTCCAATTCGTATTTCCACTGAGCAGCATCATTCACCATCAACACCACCGCCAGTAACTAAAGCGTCTGGTACTTGTTTAAGTGGAACACCAAAACGATCACAAATCACAACGTAATCAGGGACTTGCTTTATAGCCGGGAAGTCTTTTTCCATCGGGATCACCAGTCATTCAGCACACTTGGAAAGAGGAACATTGCCTACCCGGTGATCTACCCATCCTGGTGTATACACAGAAAGATTCGTTAGGCTCATATAGTGGTTAGCTTGTTGGGCATCCACCAGTTTAATCACCATCTCACACGCCTTAACCTTACCCCGCACACGCTGAAGATTCTTGTATGCAGCAATGGAACCAGCACCGATCTTCCCATCCACCGATACGTTCTGGTAATCACGGCCACCACGATTTAGGGAGTTAAGTGCTATCTGGAACCAACGGGATGATCTGCCTGTTCCAGTATTTACGCCAGCATCTACTAGCTTATGCCCAACAGCCGGGGAGAGTGAAACAACTTCCCCATACCCCGGCTTATCAATGTAGTTAGTGATGTAAATGAATGTAGCAGTCTCTTGGCTCATATCACGCATTGAACCAAGGTAGCCAGCATCTCTGGCTACTGCGACAGTGACCCCGTGATTGGTCTCACCACCTGGATCTTTCGGGTCATTAACGTATCCGCCTTCTAAAGTGAAAATGGCAGCCAAGATGACTGACACTGCCGTACCGGCCACGCCTTTCTTAGTATTACTGATTGGCTTCATCTTTTGGTTCACTGAGCTTGAGTAGCCTGCCCACCATAGTCAACGCAAACAGGCCGAGAGCCAATTGGCTTGAATGAGGTATTTGGGCTTGTAGGCTAGGCGGGAGACTGATGAAACTGTGGTTTGCTAACTCAACAAGGGACATGAGTAGTACACCCAATGCGCTCCATTGAATAGAAGCAAACTTCCATGCTGATCGCCATTCTTGAATAAGTTTCATCACTTAGACACCAGTGCTACGAGGTGTTCACGTATGGAGAACAGGAAGGCAAGTAGTGCTGTAGCACCTACCCACAACCAACGTCCTGCTACCCCAGCACCTACAACACGATGCTTAATGGTGATGAACTCTTCGATGGTAGGTGCGTTCTTAGCAAGACTCTGTTCCACCTTACCTACCCGATTATCAATAGATAAAAGGGATTTACCCATCTCATCCAGCTGAGCGTACTGGTCTTTACGACTCGCTGTAGCTTTTTCAAGCTCACGTAATACTGTCTTGAATCGTTCATCCATACGCGCAAGCTGGACTTCAATAGATTCACCTGTCATGAGTAGCCCTTACTTGTGTAGGTTATCGTGGCATTTAAAGTGTTCCTGCCATTCTAGCAACGTAGTC